CGCCTGACCGCCGACGATATCGGCAAGCAGACCAACATGCGCCGAGACGTCACGTCGAAAGCGATCAGTCATCTCCTTGAGCGTCGAATCATTTTCCGGGTAGGGGGAAGCCGAGGTGATATCGGGATTTCCCCTATTCGCGAGTGGTCCTTCTATGAGGAAAAACCTGACCGTCTCACTGAGACCAAAACGTCTCACTCAGCCCAAATCGTCTCACTGAGACCTGAGGCGAGTGAGACCAAAACGGCAACTTGCCTTCTTTATACAAAGAAAGAACCCCTATTAACTCTTTCTTCGAAAGAGATTAATCCGCCCCAAGCGCAATTGGCTTCGCCGAAGCCTGAGCGCAAGAAGCCGTTCGGCAAAATCCAGATGCTGGCCAACAACCCAAACGCCATCCCTGAGCAACTGCTGGTCGACTGGTTGTCCCTACGCAAGACCAAGCGCGCCGCGACCACCGCGACCGTTTGGGATTCGCTGAACGCCGAATTGGTCAAGTGCCAGGCCGATCACGGGATCGACGTGAAGACCGCCATGACCGAGGCACTGTCCGCCGGATGGCAGGGTTTCAAGGCCGAGTGGATCGCCAAGCGCTTGGCTGAACAACCTTCTGCCAAAACTGCCCCGCAGAGCCGTCACACCGGCTTCGCTGACCGCAACTACACCGACGGACTAATCCAGCGGGAGGACGGTAGCTATGCGTTCTGAACCAGTACAACCCACCCCCGAGCTTCCGCCAGGAACTCGCATCCAGCCCGCCGACTGTGACACCCACGGTGAGTTCGAGCAGAAGATTTTCTCGGTCATTGGCCGCGAGCTAAAGACTGGTTGCCCCGAGTGTTCCCGCATTGCCCAGGAAGCGACGGATGAGTCCGAGCGCCAGAGTAAGGCGCTGATGCTCCGCATGGCCATGGAGCGCAAGCTTGGCTCGGCGCTGATCCCGAAGCGCTTCGCCGGCAAAACCTTCGAAGGCTACGCGGCCACCACAGCTGAGCAGCAGAAAGCGCTGAACACCTGCCGCCGGTACGCCGCCGAATTCTCGCAGATCGCCGAGTCGGGCCGTTGTCTGTTGCTGCTGGGCAAACCCGGCACTGGCAAAACGCACCTGTCCGTGGCGATCGCGAACGAGATCATGGGCCGGTCGAGCGCTACCGCCGTGTACCGCACTGTCGGCTCGGTCTTACAAGCGATCCGTGCCACCTACGACCGGACCAGCGAGCAGAGTGAAAGCCAGATCTTGTCGAGCCTCATCAGCCCCTCTCTGCTGATCCTCGATGAGATCGGCGTCAGCAAGGAAAAGCCCAGCGACTTCGAGCTGACCACGCTGTTCGCAATCATCAACGGCCGTTACGAGGAGCAGCGCCCGACGGTGATCGTTTCCAACCTCGACGCCAAGGCACTGCCGGCCGCCATCGGCGAACGCTGCGCGGATCGTCTGCGGGAGGGTGGAGTGATCGTCATTCCGTTCGTGTGGGAATCTCAGCGCGGCAAGGAGGGTTTCTGATGATCCCTAAATCCGCAAACACACTGGCCTGCACCTTTGCCGGCTTTGCCATCGGCGTGTTCTGCGTCCTGATCACAATGGCGGTGACGGCATGAGCGACAAGATCAGCGTCAACAGCCAGGCCAAGCTCACCGAAGCCATCACCAGCCTGACCACCATGTATCGCGACAAGAAGTTCGTCGTGGTTTCCCTGCGCCCGGGCAAGGACCGCACCCTTGACCAGAACTCGCTGTGGTTCGGGATGTACAAGCGCATCGCCGAGATGACTCAGATCGGCGACGCGGCCGACGCCCGCCGGTACTGCAAGCTGCACTTCGGCGTGCAGATCCTGCTGAACGAGGATTCAGGGTTCCAAGCGGCGTGGTACCGGGTCATGCGCCATCTGCCCTACGAGGAGAAGCTGGCCATGATGGGTGAATGCAAGTTGTTCGGCCCTGACGGATTCCCGGTGACCAGCCTGTTCAACCGCGCCCAGGGCGTCCAGTACACCGACCGCATTGCCGCGTTCTTCACCGGACAGGGGGTGGTCTTCACCGACCTGCTCAGCAAGGAGGCTGCATGATCGCCAAGCAACCCAAGCCGAAAACCTGCAAGAACCCGGCGTGCGGCATCAGCTTCACGTCGCAGCGCCTTGGGCAGGCGGTGTGCAGTCCTAAGTGCGGTCTGGCCATCAAGGATGTGAATCAGGAGAAGGCCCGCAAGTCGCTGGCCCAGATCGAGCGCAAAGAGATCAAGGTCCGCAAGGAGAAGCTGAAGAGTCGCGGCGAACACATGCGCGAAGCCCAGCAGGCGTTCAACGCATACATCCGCGCCCGGGATCAGGCCGCTGGACACCTATGCATTTCCAGCGGTAAGCCATTGGACTGGAGCGGTAACGCAGTAGATGCAGGCCATTACCGCAGCGTCGGCTCCGCGCCGCACCTGCGCTTTGATGAGCGCAACTGCCACGCCCAGAGCAAGCAGGACAACCGGTTCCTCTCTGGTAATGCGGTGGACTATCGGATCGGTCTGATAGCGCGCATCGGCCAGGAGGCGGTCGACGCGCTGGAATCCGACCAGAGCGTGCGCAAGTACACCGTGGAAGAGATCAAGGCTATCAAGGCCAGGTACCGGGCACTGACCAGAGAATTGAAGAAAGGGGAGGCGGCATGACTTATCGCAACGTGGTATCCGCAGTTGTTCGGGCGCTCGCCGCCGAAACCATAAACTCCGCCGGCGGCTGCGACTTCGAGCCAAAGGTGCAGTGCGCTAAACAGAAGGGGGAGATCGTCGGCAAGGAAGCAGCGTTCCTCACCGACTGCTGGGTGTTCGGCCGGCTGCACAAGTCGCTGTCGGCTGTGCATTGGCGGGCATTGGTCGCTAAGTACTCCACGCATGACGAGCGCAAGCATGGGGCAATCCTTGAGCTGTTGAACTCGGTTAAGTCGCCAGCACCGAAGCGGTTCCGGGAGTGTGCGATTTTGACCTGGGCAATCCCGCAGGTGGGCGGCAAGCATGGGTCGACCACTATCGAAGTGGTAAGTCGTGAGGCCGAAGCCATTGCCAAGAATAAGGCCCTGGTTGATTCGTTCAATGAGAAGGGCCTGCGCGGCATGGATGACACTGTGGATCGTAAGCAGACGCTGAAGCGATCAACAGCGGTTCTCCCGGCCGGCTGGTACAACATCGACAACTGGGACAACGATGGAAAGCCAGAGTCGACCCGGTACCGGTGGCGCTCGTCGATCCGCAAGACGCTGGATGACCTGGTGAATGAGGCGCTCACTGCGGCTCAGGAGCTGCTGGATTCCGAGGGCTTAATCGAAAGTTGCGCGGCGTAGCAAATAGCCATTGCAATGAGTGAGAAAGTGAGAGAATATTTACCCATCCTGTCGATCTTGCGCGTAAGGGATTGACACTAAAAAGAGCCTCGCCACTGTGCGGGGTTTTTTTATGCCTCAAATTCACCGCAGCCAGGGCGGCCTCACGGATGCCTGGACGTCGATAGCCGGATAGTGCGACGTACGGAATCAACACCGGCAGCCCGCGTACCCTGCACACCAACGCTTACAGGGTGGCGCGAGACTGAATCTGCGAGATCGATGCAAAGGGGCGTCGACGCAGAGAAGGTTTTCGGCAGACAGGAGGGGAAAGACCCTCACACCTATTTCGGGCCTCGCATTAAGCGGGGGCCTTTCGCGCCAGTCAGAATCTACAAAGATCGGTGCCAAGTTACTTCGGTGATGCCGCTTAATCTCACGAAATCTCGCATTGCTCTGATTGTTCCTCCGCATGGCGGACCTGAACCAAGATTGCTGCCAGAGTGAATTAAGGAGAGGTAGCAAGCATCCGCCTCTGTCATGGTTGTCGAGGGATGGGCGAACACGACGCGGTACCCGTTGAAGCTGTAGCAGATAATAAAATTCGAGAGCTTCACGGCGGACCTCATGGCTACTGGCTATCACCTGCTGACCCTAGTATGGGTGCGAGCAAATTGCTCTTGCCTCTGGTCTGAATGATTCAAAACTCTTTATTTGAGCCTCGCCATCGTGCGGGGCTTTTTCGTTTTCGGCTCCACCACACCCATCGCTCTGAGCTGGGAGTGCTGCTGGGGTCGGATCTATCAATCTCCCCGAGAGGGAGCAATTGGACTCTCAATCATGCCGGACAGACCTGAGAGCTGGGCCAAGTTCTGGGAGGCAATGAGCAATCCACTCCTACAGGGCGCAATTATGGCGATCCTCATCTCCCTCTTACGCGTGCTGTACGACGCCAAAGAAACCAGCAAGCGCCGAATCATCTTCGAGGCGCTGATCTGTGGAGGCCTGAGCCTGTCAGCCAGTAGCGTTATCGCCTGGATGGAGTGGCCGTCGAATCTTTCGGTTGCTGCCGGGGGCGCCATTGGCTTCCTCGGCGTGACAGCCATCCGCGAAATGGTGACCCGTTTCTTGGGTCGCAAGGTTGACTCGTTATGAAAGCGTTCGCCGCTGCAGCGATCATCCTGCTGGTTGGTCTGCTGCTTATTGGTATCCAGCAGTCGCGAGTTGTTGCCCTTCGGGGTGAGGTCGCGTTCGAAGCTGGGGAGAAGAAGAAGGCAGTCGATGCCAACCTCGAAAGTCAGGCCACCATCACCACACTACGGGCCGAAGCCCAGCGAAACGCTGACTACCGGCGCGATCTCACCAAGCGGCTGCAGGCCAGCCAAGCCAAAGCCAAAAAGGCGGAGAAGAACTTTGAAAATCTCAAACGCAACAGCCCGGCTGTTCGTGATTGGGCTGCTCAGCCTCTGCCTGACGGCCTGCGCGGGAAGCCCGCCGGTGGTAACAAAAGCAACGGCAGTACGAATTGAGGCGCCTGAGCTTATTCCCTGTGAGCGGATCGACGCGGCCGTGTCTGAGGCTGGCCTTCGGCTGAACGGCGATGTGTGGGAGCTCAAGGATCAGGCCATCAAACTGCTGGACACGTGCGCCGACCAGGTGGACGCCCAGATAGTGCGCAGCCAGAGCAAGTAGTCCGCGACACGTTTCGCGAATCTGCAAATTGTGTCGCGACATTGGAGAAGAGCAGTGTCCAGCCGCGTGGATAGCTGACCTGATCAGCTCTTATGTGCAGAGGCAAACAGCTACTCGGAGACGTAAGCATATCTGTGAGTCGAAGTATGGTTGCAGGTAACGCATAGCCACTTTTCGGTCACGTTGATGTCGCTAACAGTAATCGTCCGTTGCTCGTTTTCATTTGTTACCTGGTTGCGAATTATCCGTTGCACCGAGCGAACACCCATAAACGTTTCGTCGTAGCTTGTTCGGGTCAATGTGGGGGCGCCGCACTTGGAGCAAGTTGCAGGACGCAGGGAGTTAAAATAAAGGCCGACTCCGATGCATGCGATGAAAATTACCAAACAAATCGTTGACCAAGTCAGGCTTGAATCACCTAGGCCGATTAAGCCAAGTAACGCCGGAAGCACGCTGAATATGTAGCAATTCAATGCGATACGTTTATTCCCGGAAACCCACACGGCGTTTGCGTCCATAACTTTTTTGATTTGCGCGCTATTCGCACTGAGTGGGGGTGATGTCAGTGCTTCTTTCGTGGGGGTTGCTCTGGGCCGTGCAGCAGGAATCAGCCCGTGTTTTTCCGCCATTCTCTCAGAAATACCCACGGTAACGCTTACAGATCCGTCGTTTGATGGCTTTGCGTAACCCTCCCAGATCTGAACATTGTCCTTAAAGAGACGAACGACAGCAGGGACATCTTCGAGCACTACAATCTTCTGCCCGTTGTTCAGATTCCGTTCGCTCGAATTCACGCGAACAACGACTGGATCATTTGCGAAACGTTTAGCTGTGTCACGCCGTGAAAGCGTTATTTCCTGCATATCCTAGCCCTCTGACGTCTAGTGTCGTGCATGTGCAGTCGGCGCGAATAAGGAAAACTTTAGGCTCTGTTGGAGTCGAACGAGTCGAAGCTGATCGTAGTGCTACTTGAGCAGCCTGAAGGGTAGAACCAAGACAACCAAGCAACCCGACTGGGAGGCAATCGAACACGCCTACCGGGCTGGGTCGCTTCCATCCGAGCCATCGCTGAGCGCCAAGGCACCTGGATGATGAGAGTTTCAAGGTTACTTCCGGGAAGAAAGGCAAACTTGATGGGTTTTTTTGTGTTCTGCAATCTGGGTCTGTAGCTCTTGTCTTCGCTCCAAGCTGTAGTCGTGTGCTCCGGCCCAGCTTGCGTCAGTTTCTAGGCGAAGGACTTCGAACCAGATCGCTTCACACTCGTCGTTTTGTACAGATGCAAGCCTGGATCGAGCAGTCGATAATTCTGTGTCCTTTTGGCGGTATGCCAAATCCCACGCTTTCAAATCGCCAATAAGCTTTTCTTTTTCTTGCTTGAGCTGAACGATTTGATCCTTTACATAACTGTTCTCGGCCTCAATGCGGCCCATCTCTCTGGATTGTTGCGACGAGTATTGAAGGTATGCGAATGCACCGCTTCCGCATCCAATCACAATGGCAACGCCGGTACTTATGATCCATTTTGTAGTGTTGTTCACATTTCATCCTGTGACATAAACGAGCAACCCTATCCCGCGATGATCTGCCCCTGCAAGTCTGGGCGGGCAGATTGTTCATCGTGATTTTGAGGCTGGCTGCTGAGAGTGTATGAGAACAAAAACATGAGCAGACCACAGCCTCCCGCGTCACTGCTTGAGTTATCTGAGCTCTCCAGCTTCGGCATCCGCCTGGCCCCAGCTCCAGAAGTGTGGGATTGGCTCCAAGCCAAGATTCTTGCCGAGACCGGCAGCATTCACAACGAAGACCATGCCCATCTACTGGATGCAGACATCCGGATCATGTGGGCGTCCTCGCACTTCGAGAAGCAGGGCCGAACAGTCCTTGGCCAGGCCGAACAGGTAGCGTTCCGCGCCGGTGGTTGGCAGAAGGCTCGGATGGAGCAACAGATGTGTGATTGGTTCGGCGATGTGCCGGCTTTCATCATCACCCTGGCTGCTGACTACTGCTCCCAGTGTAGTGACACCGACTTCTGCGCCTTGGTTGAACATGAGCTGTATCACCTGGCCCATGCCAAAGACAAATACGGTCAGCCTGCCTTCACAAAGGAAGGCGCACCCAAGATCGAGATGCGCGGACATGACGTCGAAGAGTTCATCGGTGTGGTCCGTCGCTATGGGGCAAGCCCTGATGTGCAAGAGCTGGTGGACGCTGCAAACAATCCTGCTGAGGTGGGGAAATTGAACATATCGAGGGCCTGCGGAACCTGTCTGCTCAGATCGGCCTGACCCCTGACAGACCTAAGACGGAAATTACCCTATGGCAGCCCTGAACAGTGAGGTGAAAGGCTTCATGGTTCAGGCGTTGGCGTGCTTCGACACTCCTTCGCAGGTTGCAGCGGCTGTCCGAGAAGAGTTCGGCATTGAAGTCACCCGTCAGCAGTGCGAGGCCCAAGACCCCACCAAGCGCGCCGGGAGAGATCTGGCGAAGAAGTGGGTGACGCTGTTTCACGACACCCGCAAGCGTTTCCGCGAAGAGACGGCAGAGATCCCGATCGCCAACCGTGCCTTCCGCCTCCGCGCGATGAATCGGTTTGTAGAACGTGCCGAGACGATGAAGAACATTGGTCTGGCTATGCAGATCCTGGAGCAGGCCGCGAAAGAGAGTGGCGACATGTACATCAACCGGCACCGGAAGGACGAGCCGGACGATGAACCGGCGATCCCGACCCGCATCCAGGTCGATGTAGTGGATGCGAGGAAGCCGAATGCCGAGCCTTAATGTTCCGCAGGCTCACTTCCTCACGCTACCGCACAAATTCCGCGCATTCGTTGCAGGGTTCGGCTCAGGAAAGACCTGGGTGGGATGCTCGGCGCTGTGCAAGCACTTCATGGAGTGGCCAGGCGTCAACGCTGGCTACTTCGCGCCGACTTACCCGCAGATCCGCGACATCTTCTACCCCACGGTGGAAGAGGTGGCCTTTGACTGGGGGCTGAAGACCAAGATCAACCAGGCGAACCACGAGGTCCACATTTACAGCGGCCGGCAGTATCGCGGCACTGTGATTTGCCGGTCGATGGAGAAGCCGCAGACCATCGTCGGCTTCAAGATCGGTCACGCCCTGGTGGATGAGCTGGACGTGCTGACGTCGATCAAGGCTCAGCAGGCTTGGCGCAAGATCATTGCCCGGATGCGTTACAACCTGCCCGGGCTGAAGAACGGGGTGGATGTAACCACGACGCCGGAAGGCTTCAAGTTCGTCTTCTTGCAGTTCGTGAAGCAGCTCCGCGACAAGCCGAAGCTGAATGAGATGTACGGCCTGGTGCAGGCCAGCACGTTCGACAACGAGCTGAACCTGCCGAGCGACTACATCGAATCGCTGATGGAGTCGTACCCGCCGCAGCTGATCCTCGCTTACCTGAACGGCCAGTTCGTCAACCTGACGTCCGGCTCGATCTACCACACGTACGACCGCAAGCTGAATCAGTGCTTCGACACTGTGCAGCCCGGTGAGCCGCTGTTCATCGGCATGGACTTCAACGTCGGCAAGATGGCGGCGGTGATCCATGTCAAGCGCGACCATGGGTTACCCAGGGCAGTGGATGAGCTGATGGATGGCTACGACACGCCGGACATGATCCGCCGCATCAAGGAACGCTACTGGGAACACACCGGCAACGACTACAAGAAGACCTGCGAGATTCGGATCTACCCGGACGCCTCCGGTGATTCGCGTAAGTCGGTCAACGCCAGTGTTACCGATATCGCCATGCTTAAACAGGCGGGCTTCACGGTCATTGCGCCGGCGGCTAACCCACCAGTGAAGGACCGGATCAACGCCATGAACGCGATGTTCTGCAACGCCCAGGGCGAACGGCGTTACCTGGTCAATCCGTTCACCTGCCCGACATACGCCGACGGCCTTGAGCAGCAGATCTGGGCGCCCAACGGCGAGCCGGACAAGAGCCAGGGCAACGACCACGCCAACGACGGCGGCGGTTACTTCATTCACCGCGAGTACCCGATTATCAAGCCGGTCACCGCAATCAAAATGGGATTCGCCCGATGAGCAACGACGTCTCCTTCAAGCGGGCGGACTACATCGAAGTGCTGGACCGTTGGGCGACTGTCCGCGACGTCTGCGCCGGTCAACATCGGGTTGTCTCCCGATTGCCCTACATCAATGCACACGACGAGTCGCCAGAGAACAAAGATCGCAACAAGGCATACCGCGAGCGCGCGGTATTCAAGAACGCCACGGGCCACACTCGCAACGGTCTGCTGGGCCTGGCCTTTCACAAAGACCCGACGCTCACGGTGCCGAAGAAGCTTGAATATCTTCAGGACAACGCCAACGGCTCCGGGGTGAGCATTTACCAGCACTCCCAGGGCACGCTTGAGAAGGTGCTTGAGGCTGGGCGTCACGGTCTTTACGTCGACTACCACCAAGATAATGGTGCTGGTGGCCACTCGGTGATCCTGTCGTACTGCGCCGAGGACATCATCAACTGGCGCACCGGGATGGTGAATGGTCATAACGTACTGACGCTGGTCGTGTTGCGGGAGATGCCAGAGGTTGAGGATGGTTTTGGCTTCAAGGTGGTAGAGCAGTTCCGCGAGCTTGCGCTTGAGCCAGACGGCTTTGTTTGCCGAGTCTGGCGCCGATCTGGCCCGAGAGGTGGCGGTCCGCTTGAGGTCACCGAGACGTTCACGCCGGAAGGCATTACCGGGCGCCTCAAGGAAATCCCGTTCACCTTCATCGGCGCACAGAACAACGATCCAACTATCGACGAATCGCCGCTGTACGACATCGCAATGATCAACCTTGGGCATTACCGCAACAGCGCTGACTACGAAGACAGCGTCTTCTGGTGCGGGCAGGCTCAGCCGTGGATCTCCGGCCTTGATGAGCAGTGGCGCGACTGGATGGAGAAGAACGGTGTCTACGTCGGCTCCAGGGCGCCGATGATGTTGCCCGTCGGCGGCCAGTTTGGATATGCGCAACCACTGCCGAACACCTTGGTCAGGGAGGCGATGAACGACAAGAACCAGATGATGATCGAGCTGGGTGCCCGAATGGTTGTCGCATCACTGGCTGCCAAAACGGCTACCGAGTCCCGCGGCGATCAGTCGGCATCGACTTCGGTGCTGGCCGGATGTGTGGCGAACGTGAGCGAGGCCTATACCCGGGCGATCATGTGGTGCGGCCAATACATGGGCATCACCGACAAGGTGGCCTATCAGGTTAACCAAGAGTTCGTTGAGCTGACGGCTGATCCGCAGATGATCACGGCACTGGTTGGTCTCTGGCAGAACGGAGGTTTTGCGAAAGCCGATCTGCGCATTTACTTGCGCAAGCTTGGGCTGATAGCTCCTGAGCGGACTGACCTGCAGATCGATGAAGAGATCGACGGCGATGGCGCGGGCTTGAATCTCGACAAGGTGGACAACAATGGCAACGGCACCAGTACTGATTGAAGCGACGATTCGCCACCAAGTCCTGCTCGAGCAATTGAAGTCGGGCGAAGTCGAGAAAATCGCGAAGTACCTGCGCGAAATCGACAAGGTGGTGCGCGACCGGTTGAGTCGTGATGACTTGACGGGATGGGGGCGGGATCGGCTGGAGAGGATGCTTGCAGAGGTCGATGGGCAGATCCTTGCCATCTACTCTCGGTATTCACGGCAACTCAACACTGACCTGGTGGATATTGCTGAATACGAGGCGGCATTCGAGACGCGCAGTCTGGATCAGGCGCTCGTCAACTTCTCGACCGTGGCGCCGACGCTTCCTGCGTTGAGGGCTGCGATCAAGGCCAGGCCGCTACAAGTGCAAGGCGCTGGTGGCGGCAAGCTGCTTGAGCCATTCCTTGAGGATTGGACCGGTACCGAGCGCAGCCGAGTAATCAACTCAATACGCCTCGGCTTCAGTCAGGGCCTAACCAACTTCCAGATCATCCAATCGATTCGCGGAACGAAAGCGGCGAACTACAGCGACGGCATTCTGGCGATCAACTCCAGAAACGCCGACGCCATCGTTCGAACCGCTGTTCAGCACGTATCGAACGTGGCGCGCTTCGAGACCTGGAACGCAAACCGTGATGTTGTCACCGGTTACCGCTGGGTTGCGACCCTCGACAGCCGTACGACTCAGGCTTGTCGGTCGCTTGATGGTCGGGTGTTCAGCATGGGTAACGGCCCGATGCCGCCGGCGCACATTCGCTGCCGGTCAACGACAGTCGCCGAACTGGATAGCCGCTTCGACTTCCTCAAGGAGGGCGCGACGCGGTCCAGCAAGGACGGTTATGTCGATGCCGGCATCACGTACTACGACTGGCTCGCCAAACAGCCTGCATCGTTTCAGGACCAGGCTATCGGCAAGGCACGGGGCAAGCTGTTCCGTGATGGCGGACTTTCCACTGAGCGCTTTTCGGCGCTGCAACTCGACCGACGATTCAAGCCTCTGACCCTGGAACAGCTGAAGGCTATCGAGCCGCTGGCGTTCGAGCGTGCCGGGATTTGACCAAAACTATTCATACCGCCGCCTACGGGCGGTTTTTTTACGCCTGCAAAGCGGGCCGACCAAACCCAAGGGGTGCACCAAGTGGCAGATGAAAACGAAATCGACCTGGAAAACCCGGCAATCAAGGCCGCTATCGCGACTGCCGCCGAAGCATCCGTTGCCGGGCTGAGCAACAAAAACAAGGAACTGCTGGGAAAACTGAAGGATGCCACCGGCCGCATTACTCAGTTCGAAAGCCAGTTCGAAGGCCTGAACATCGATGCGGTGAAGAGCCTGCTGGCCAAGGCCGGGCAGGACGAAGAAACCAAGCTGCTGACCGAAGGCAAGATCGACGAGGTCTTCGGCAAGCGCACAGAGCGCCTTCGCGGCGACTTTGAAAAACAATTGGCTGGCGAGAAGGCCCGTGCGGATAAGTCCGACGCCTTCGCCAGCAAGTTCCGAGACAAGGTGCTCGGCGACTCCATTCGCGCTGCCGCGATCAAGGCCGGCGCGCTGCCAGAGGCGACGGACGATCTGATCCTGCGCGCCAAAGGCCAGTTTTCGCTGAATGAAGAAGGCGAAGCAGTCGCTGTCGACAAAGATGGCCAGGCCATCCTCGGCAAAGACGGCAAAACCCCACTGTCTCCTCTGGAGTGGGCTGAATCCTTGCGCGAAAGCGCACCTCATCTGTGGCCAAGGGCTTCAGGGACCA